TCTTTCATAGTTTTCATAACATCGAGTTTGGAATCTCCCGGTTTTTTATTTTTATTAGTATTAAATATGATATTAACTCCATCTGGGAGATCATCAGAATACATAGCCATCCCTTTAAGATAATGAGTTCCGTCTATCCCGACACGAACCTGAGCATATCGTGAATTTCCAAGGTCTAAATCCTTAACACCTCTTCGAAGCTCAATGACGCCATCCTTATCCGATCCGCCCTCATCTCCATATCTGATCATGACATCTTTACTACTTACCGATTTTATCGGCTTTAATCCGAGGTCGGAATAACTTCTTCCAAGATCCTCCGAACGACCAAGTATCGGTTGAATAAGATCTTTGTTATTTACCAATTCTGAATATGTGCTATCTGGACTTCCTAAAACTTTTATGGAAGTAAATTGTCCAGGTATCCCGAGCTGCTCCACTTTAATATAATGGATTTTATATCCCTGCTCAACTAACTCAGCTATAGCGGTATTCATTTTAGTTCTACTAACGCCCACGTGATTTTCGGCTCCACCACCGACGTCGATATATCTAAATTTTGAGACGCTTTCTTTCAGCATGTTGGATGTTGCTCTGGTTATCGCGGCTCGTTCCGCTTTAGCTGGATCAAGAAGAGAACGAACCGATGATTCGTTAATACCCATACGCTGACCGATGGCGACATTAGATAATCCTTTTTGTTGTAATCTTAGCGCCATGGCAACATCCGCCGCTCTTATTTCTTCTTTAGCCAGTGTAATGCGGGCTCTAAGCTCTGTGGTTTTTATCCCAAGACCTCTAGCTATTTCAACTTCGCTGAGCCCCTGTTTTTTCAATTCTTGAATTGTTCCTCTGAACCCAATTGCACTTTGATATGGGTTTTCTCCAGATCCCCAAGGATATCTCCCCGAACGTCTTGGCATTCCGTAATGTGTTAATTCGCTCATGATAAACCTCCTTGAAGAATACTAAGAAGTCCTTTTAAATCTCCGCCAATAAAAGCTTTGTTGATTCCATTATCGATTTTAATCTTTTCAATAATTTTATCAAAACTAATAATTTTATCAATAATTTGATAAATATAACTTGGGTCGGGGTGATGAATTAAAACTTCATCGTTTTGATAAAGTCGAAGATCTATATCAATTTCATTTGGGTCTATATTATACTCCAAGCAAAATAGTGCGACATATACTTCGAGTTGTCTAAAAGATGCTGGGGATATTCCGGTTTTGAGATCATGTATGCGAAGATATTTTTTATAAAAAGATATTGCATCGGCCGTTCCAAAACAATTATCAGAGTAATATAATATCACTTCTGTTTGCATTTTAAAACCTATTGCATCATTAACATATGCATTTAGAGTTTTATTTGTTCTTGGAAGTTTAACACCTAGTTCGATTGCAAGATCGGCGAACTCATGAAATCTGGTTCCTCTTTGAGCGGCCATATGTCTTGTAAAAGTTGTGATAAGTTTGTCATCGTCATAGTTAACCCAGTGATGCTTGCTTGCGCTTAGAAATGCGTGCTGCCCTTCGAGGTGCGAGTGTTTGTTGAAGTTCATGTAAAACTTCCTTTCTGTTCTCTGGGCAGATCATTGCAGCAAAAGACATCTCATCCATCAAATCTAAATAATATTCTTGATTTGGTTGATAAGGTTCATTTTCGCTTTTTTTACATTCTAAAACTGCCCATTTGGTTTTATAAAGCATTAAGAGATCTGGAAAACCCTGTATATAGTTTCCGTTCATCGGAATAACCATACAGCCTGGAAAGATAGTTTCCAATTCCTTTTTTATTAATGCTTGAAATCTATTCTCTAACATATAGGCAGCCTCCTTTAGGCAAAAGAGAAGAGTGTAAGTACGAGACCTATCTCCTCTATTATACCATATGTTTCGAGTGCGAAGATTCTAAACACTAATAAAACAACTCTCGTTAAAATTTTTCTTATTTTTTAATGTTTTATAAATTGATAAATCGATTATTGACATTGATCGTAGATGATAATAATATAAATCTCTAAAAGGAGTATTTAATCTGTCAATTCTTCCTGCCGCTTGAACTGTTGCTTTATAGGAATAGCTTTGAGAATAAAATATCATTGCGTCAGTCTCTATGCAGTTCCAACCCTCGGCTCCTGCAGAATATTGAACGAGATATATCCAATCTTCTGTGTTTGGAATCTCCTCATGTTTATGACCATTCCACTGTGTGGTAGGTATATTCAACTCCTTTCCTAATTCGAGAAGAAGATCTAATTCATAATTAAAATTATAAAATATAATTAATCGTGAATGATCGTGGGTTAGTTTTTTTACAGCTTCGATTCGAGCTTTATCACTATTAACAATTCTTCGCAAAATATAACAAAGTTCGCTAACATCTTTTATTGGTTTTTGCTCATACGGATTCCATCGATCAACCATAGCTATGTTAAAAAGATCTTTATCAAAATCTGTTATGATCGCTTTATTGTGAGAAATTGTTTGTCTTTTAAAACGCATGTGAATAATCACCTGTTCTCTAAGTCGGACTAACCTCCCGACTTCAACATAATGATTTATTTTTGGATATTTTGTAAATGTATTATAAACTACATGTCGATGAATAAACTCGGTTCTATTTTTGTAAAAACCATTTGCTATGAACACAGGAATATAATCCATCCATGTATCTCCAGGAGTTGCGCTCAGCAAGATCCAATTATTATTTCGACATATATATAAATAATTTTTCACCCATTTTCCTGAACCACCAACTCTCTGCTCATCAAAAATAAAAAAGGCATTTTTCACGTGTTTATATTTGGCAATAATATTCCAGGAATCAATAACGAGACCAGGATCTCCAATTTGTTTTTTTGTCGATAGCAAAAAAGGTAAACATTCTTTTTCCCATTCTAAACTATCCCTTTTTTTAGCAGTTGTTATTATATAAAGGTCTTTTGGGTTTTTCATTGGTGAATAATTACCATTATCGTTGATTCTTATTTTACCACTACATTCTTTGATGAAGTAATAAGCCACTCCAGTTCTAGATTTACCTGAGCCGACCCCACCACAAAGGATGGAGCCGGTTTTCAGTTTTTCTAAAGCATCTTTCTGATGCTCAAATAATTCAATGACCACTGTATTGACAATCCGCGCAGGACCCGGTTACGGATGTGCATCCATCACACATTGAGCTATCGGCGCTATCTGGAACATCGTAGTATTTATGAGCGAACTCATCTTCAGCAAGGATCACATACATCGATTTTACGTACGCCTTAACTCCTTCTTTTTCGTTGACCTTCCAATCATATGGCCGAATAACCAAATCGATTTTTTCAATATCCGCCCAATCAAGCAAAGATATTGATTCCGCGTCAAGAGTAGTTCTTCCCTTACTCGTTATGAGAGTAATATTTGGAGGTTTGAAATCGAAGCCGACCGTCACTTGCATATATGGTTGTTTATCGTCTTGATCATCCCGCGGCTCTAACCAACGAACATTCCAACCATCGTTTTTTAAAGTCTCAGCTAAATCATCATCCAAGAACACACAAAAGTTGCGCTTGCCTGCCTGATTGTATCTTCCTTCTTTTCCAGAAAAATTACGAAAGGCTATAGTGGCCCCTTCGATCATTATATTACTTCTGTTTGTTTTCTTACTCATAGTTATTCCCCTCTCAAAATGGTAAACATCCACAATTAGGATATTTATGACAGTCATTACATGGTACTGATTTTCCACATGGCGATAGCCATGGTGGCTGATCATTAAAACCGATCGGCTCATCTGGAATTGGCTCCGTTTCATCAGATAGAAACCATTCGAAATCTCCAAATGCGGAAATATCTTTTATTGCAGCATCAACCAATCCAATATAATAATCCCTATCTATATCGTCCTCCTTCCCAAGTTCTTTTACGAGTTCCGCTTCAAGCCATCGATAACCCTTACTTCCAGTAGCAGCATAGTACTTATCATCTTTTATTCTAAGGAGTACTCCTCCGCCACATCCAGGTTTAATCGGACAGAAACTACCAACTTTACCAACGAAGTGATAATCATGCTCATCTTCTTGAAGATGTTCGTTCATATCCAAATATAACGCGGTTGTTACCGATTTGGTTTCACACATATCCTTCAATACGATTGGCTCTTTTGAAAATAAAGTTTTGAATACGTATGGGTGCGCGAATTGAGCCCCTGTTGGGGTCCAAGTCCCGTCTTCTTTTTTGGCAATAAAAACCGCATCATTTACAAGACAAAATTTCTGAAATGTCTCTTCATGTTCAAACTCATACCCATATCGTTTTCCAACTTCAAATACAAAATCTATTATTTCAGGAGTAGCATTCGGTATCTTTATAGAGTCCGTCTTAATATGTGCTACTGTGAAACCTTTCTCTTGAACGAGGTGTTGTAGTTCAATCATGAATAGAGCCCCACGCTTCGCTACTATATTATCCATATTTCGAGGATCCCTAAATGGGTTATCAAAACTCGCAAATGTTAGACCGTAAGGCGAATTAATTCCAGTCTTTAATCCTGTGGATATTCCTTTTAAAGTAAATTTCGGATTTTCGCCAAGAGCATCGTCAACAAATGGCCATATTTTTCCATCAAATAAAGTTTTAAGAGTATCATAGTCTTTATGTTTAATCGCCACTCGCCCATCGGTTAGATCGTTGTAGTTTTTAGTATATGGGCCGAACATGTTGAGATTTCTTATGGATGTCGGATGCATTGAAGTAACATCGAGTACAGCCACATTAGAATATATTGCTGGTTCGGCATATACATAACCGCCTTCTCCAACTTTTATTCCTCTATAAGTGCTTATGCCATTTTCAAATGTGTAACCTGGGAATATAGTACTAAGATCCGTATATATAAATTCACTTTGCGGCTTCTTATTGTTTCCAAACACTATTCTAGCAGCATGTTGATTAGTAGTATCATTTAACGTCAATCCACTTAATGCAGCCAATATCTGTCTTGCAGCCCAATCGTCTTGAATTGGTTTACAGAAGAATACTGCTTCGGTAGCGGAGACATCGTTACAACAGTAGTCAGCCACCTTATCCCATAATTCTTCTGGAACCGGCTCATCCCAATTAAGACCCAACTCCATATGATGTATTCCTAATTCGATTTCCCATTTCTTGAGACTTTTCTTATTTACTGCAGATGAGAAATCATAAACATCTGTATAAGATATACCATAGGCTTCGCCAAACATAGCGCTCCGACTATTATTTATTAGCTTCTGACTGAGATCGTATAGTTCTAAATTTGTGTATCCGAGATACGCTGCATATATAATATGATTATCATAGCGTCGACAATTAAAACCAACCAGTTTCAGTTTTAAAATTGATTCTATGGCTTGAGGTTTTGGGTTGATCATTTTTACAAAGTTATTTGCTAAGCCGGCTTTCTTCCAAACTAAAACGAATAGATTGGGAAATACCTCGACATCGTAAAATATAAGATCTGTGTTTTCGTCGTTTTCAATTTTAATTGTTTCCTCAGATGCAAACTTCATCCTACTTACTAGTTTAACACAATAATCCGCTTGGTTGGATGAGTTGTTTGCGAATGTTAAGATCGTCGGGCGCATATCTGTTACGTCATAACTAATCCCAGCTTTGTATGCGTCCTCCAGTATCTTGTGTATGAAGTCGATGCTCGGTTTAGTTCCGGGATGTATTTCTTTGTTCAGATTACGAGCGATCATGGTTCGTAATCCCTTCTCGCTCTGAACGCTATCAAAGTTAATCATTTTCTTATCTCCCTTCAGTGGTAATCCACTATTTATTGTGGCGACGGAAATATTATTACATTTGGTGAGTTTCCGTCTCAGAGCACTATTACCTGTAAATACTTTGATCTCTATATCCTGAGAATATATACGACTTAGAGTTTCAACATCGCCATCATATATATAATGAAGATGTATAGCGCAGCCGCTACGACTAGTCTCCGCATAAGTAGAAGGCCATTTACTAGCAGCTTCAATATTTTTCTCAAAGGACTTCACTCCTTTTTCATCCTTCAAATCAAAATCTATTACAATATGATTATTCGGGACTTTTACATAATGAGTTTTATCTGTTTTTATGTCTGATAGTTTTGTAGTGACTTTTTCCCATTTCTTTTTAGGGGTCTCGTTCTCTGTAACATATTGCGCTTGACAATCGGCGAGTATATTATCAAGAATGGATTTATCACTATCTAAAACTAATGAAGTAGGTTTTTCTTCCTCAATCACTTTCGATTGATTAAATATCTTATCAGCTATAAACCCGCTATAGTAGCTGCGAATTTGTTTTTCACCAATTCTAGTAACATTATCAAATTTACTAAAATATGATTTTAACTCTTCTCTAAATTTATACATTGGTAATTTAAATTCAATAAGAGTTTCTTCACAATATGTTTTATAAAGTGTATATGCTTGTTTCAAAGTCACGCCTTCTTGCTCTTTGAAAATGTGATAATATTCTTCTATGAAATTGAAGAAGACATCCGTTTTCATCATCATAGCTAAGGGTTTGTATGTCGAGTAGTAGTTTTTACCCATACTTCTATACACTTGAAGGCAATGATAAGCTATAGCTCCCAATTCGAAATCTATTTGAGAAGTGAGTATGTGATATTTTTTATTTGGTATTAATCGCAGTGACGGATTTACATCTATTAATCTACGAATAATACCAGATTTTGCATCTGTTATTTTAACTGGTTTATTTGTGCCCATAAATAAGAAACAATTTATTCTAGAAGTATATTTCGATTTGAACTTCTCATTTATGCTCATCTCTTCATGTGATGTTATTGAGTTTAATCTTGTATTATCTTCAATCCTCGAAAGGTCCCCATCATGTTGAATGGCTACCAACGGATTAGATTTAAAAATTTCCATACTGAACGAATCATTATTGCTCGTAAGTGATTTTGCGTCGAACACAATATAATAACCAACAAATAATTTTTGAACGATATTTAGAAATGTTGATTTACCACTTCCAGGATCACCGTATAGTACAATAAACTTTTCAATATTTTTTGAATCCCCAGAAACGATAGCTCCAATAGCCCACTCCAGTTTAGCACGTTCTTCAGGATCATATAGAGTACTCATTAATTCATCATAAGCATCTATGGGTCCTTCCTCGAGTGGGTATGGTAAAGTTCGACTAACATAATCGGTCTTTTTAAATTGCGTATTGCTAAAAGTTAAACTCTCATCAAGTTGATGCGAATTATCGATCATTTGTTTTAAATAATACTTGTAATTATTCCACATATTACTTGAGAAATTACTGAGCCTTTTTAAACTAGCAGTACCATTATATTGTTCTCGCCTTTGTTTATAATATTTTTCGAGCTCATCGTCGACTAATCTCTGTACATCATATTCATCGGTAGACCATAATTGTCTCTCAGAATCCCATATTGCATAAAATCTGTTACCACGTACCATAAAATCCTTCGATCTTTTAACAATAAAATCTGGTGATATTTCTAGAGTATCTTTTTTTGGAGTTCTTTCTATGATTCGATAGAAATCCATGAAATACCTCCTCTCAAATTGATTTGTGACAAAAACAAAAAATTTTGGGTAAAATCGTTTTTGAAAAACACGTAAATATTTTAAGCATTAATATATAGAAATAAGTGTAAAAGTGTAACAAATAGCGTTTTTTCTCGAGAAAAGCCCGGAAAATCAACGTTTCTAGCTGTTACACTTTCATTTCAAAAACGTAACAATGTTACACTTATTTGTCACACTCAATTTTCGTGTTGTTTTTTAGCAACAAAACCGTGTTTTTATATGCACGGAGAAGAATTTCTGTATCAATGTCAACTTCTCCAATATCGCCGTTTCTACCCATTGCGGCCATCGTAATATCAGCAACTCGCTCTAAAATATCGATCAAATTAACGTCATCCGGTACTCGATCCGTCAAATGATGACGCTCTTCAGTAATGTGTCGTTGAAACCAAGGCTCTTTTTTAAACTCATCCCCCTGTAAACCCTTCGAAAACGAGTCATAAAAGGCGTCAATTCCCTCAGGATCTACCTTAGTATTGTCGTGGCGACGAGCGGTATCCACGATCATCTGTCCGAAAAATGCCATTGCATGACAGACATCACCAATGTGTTGTATGGAAGCCTCCCAAAGTTGCCGCTTTGTGACTGGTCCATCGGCAGTTCTACTATCCGCCATCGGGCTAGGTTTGATTGTAATTATTCTATTTTCCATCCTTATTTCCTCCATTCAGCCACGTTTGCTCCTGTTTTACTACTTTCTCAGCTTTTATTATAGCATCCGTATACTTGTAACCACGACGCATAAAATATTTAGCCACTTTCATTTTATAACTATCCATGGACTCGAGAGTTCTTGATATCTCCTCAAGATAATTTTTTTCTGGAGGTCCGCCTCCGCTAGTATTACGACAACAATTCATCTAAACAACCTCCCAAAATATTCCCCAATCCACCAGCCCATACAATATCCGAAACCTTCGACAGCCATCTTAATGAAATATAAAAAGTAAAGTATCATTAAAAATGGAAAAGCCACGATACCAAAAACAGCCAGAAGGAATTTCAATATTTTATTTTCTTTTTTAGACTCTTCGTTTGCATACCAATACGGTTTATCGTCCGTAGACGCGCATAAAGATGAATTAGGGCAGGCCATTGTTTGTTCTTTGGAGCACGTTCCACATTCTCTTCTCATATTAATCATCCTCCTAAAAATCAAATCTCTCAAGTAAGTAAGCCGACATCTGGTACCAAATCTCAACTTGTCTTTGATCTTTTGTCGGTCTTTCTAGTGGAAACAATCCGTTATCCCCATTTCTGGCGTACGTACGATCTATTATTCCGTGGACGAACGTATCCACGCATTCATCTCCGCAGTGTCGCCTATAAGTAATATCATCAAACTGATGTAATTTGACATTTTCCATCAGAAGCCAGAAGCATTCCCTAGCTTCTAGAGGCTGCGGCCCACCTTCTAATTCGCCCTCCATGCGAAATGATAAACCGATCAACATTTCAAGTATTGTGCAGTTCCCAGAAGGCAAATAAGAGGAGGCCTTGCGGCCCACCTCGTCTAAAAATATTTCGCGCAGTTTTAAACCGTCCTCTCCGCGGTTATCGTCGTTTGGAACAAGAGAATAAAACTCATGCCAGTTCAATCGCTCTAGTAATAACTCATGATCTTGTCCGTCAACGATATCAGAGAGGAATTCGAAGTATTTATTTCTCATCAGGTTCATCTCCTCTACCACAAAATTTCAACATGGCTCTTATTACAAAAAACTCGTCTTCTCTAAAAAAGTTTATAATTTCATCTTTACTCATCATCCGTAAACCCCTTTCGCCTTGCCGTCGCTCTCTGTCTATCATTCGGCGTCATTACCAAACCGAGCACGGTTTCTTGATACGAATTGAGATTGATAAGAATCTCATAATCCGAACTGGTCGAATCATTACGAACGTAGATAACATGCGGATTAGTCAACGCCGCATACCTAAGATCTAGATTATCATAACCTACCGTAGCATCTAGATCGTCAATGACAGTTTCCTGGTCATCGGTCAACACATCATCCTCTGCATAATATGTTACCGTGATTTTATCGTAGTGAAGATTCTCTTCCGAGAATTTCTCTTCGGATATTACGTATGGTTCTTCAGTATCAAAATTCTCATCATCAACGGGATTTACTTCGGGCTCGTATTGATCTTCATCCGTAGCCTCGTTGGCTCGTCTTTCCGATCCTATGAGATGATAAGCTGTCTTGGCTCGCTCGAATTGGTTTGGAGTGAAAGCTCTTGCTAGGCCGGTGGACATTGGCGTGTCGCTAGGCTTTCCGCTGCCGGGACCATATACTTGTGTCGAGTCGATTTCTTCATCCCGCATTAATTTGATCATTTTATTAGCATGATCATTTTCCCAGGACGTAGCATTCATTTTTTTAGCATACTGCTCCTTAACAGAATCGATCTCCTCCTGTGCAAGCGCGGCATATTTCTCCTCTAGCAGCTGGCGTGTAATCAGAAAACTTACACCCGCTCCGGTTGCAAAGACCACTAAATATTTCAAAAGCTGATTGTTCATGATATATATCCTCCCATTCTACTACTTCACACAATAAATCTGGAATATCCCTATGTGGGAAAATGTTCAAACCTGGATCGTTGCGGTATAAATATAAATCGTTAGGGGTTATCATTTCGAAAATATTAGGAATTATATAACCGCAATCCGAGTCTAAGAAAATGTTTTTATCAGGGTCGTGATATATCACCATGACATCTTTAAAATCGTCACCCATCATTGATAACCCCTCCTTCCTAATCATTTAATAAGCAAAATTTCCTTCTTCGTCGTACAACCTATAAAATTCTAACATATCTATTCCCCCTTTCTTAGAAGAATATATCCTTTTTTAAAGACGAAAATCTCGAGAGTATCGCATGGGTGAAGGTTTGTATGACGGCAAATTTCACGCGGAATTACTATGCGACCAAGAGAATCGAGCTTTCTTGTTAGATTTATCACATCCGTAGGTTGATTTTTTACTGGTTTATACGCCAAAAGAATATGACTCTTTCCCCAATCCCAGTCGCAAAATTCGAGATAATCCCCTTCGCAAATACCAATCTTTCTACAGATATCTTTTGGGATTACTAAACGATAGAGTTCGTCTAGACTTCTCGGATAACCTATCATATCGATAGCTTTTAGAGCTAATGTTTCAATCATGTTCATTAGGACCCCTCCTCATTTTGTTAAATACAACAATATAAATGCGGATAATCAAAAATATCTTTCTCAAATATCCCACATCCGACGGCGTTTAGGCCGTCTCGGTTTCAGATCATCTCGTAAACCACTCCGTCGACATTAAAATCTAGCAAGACAGTATTTTGGTAACCATTGATAAAATCTCGATTCCAATCGCCGACTACGAGCTCGCTTCCGTCTGCCGATTTGCGATCAGTGCCGTTATACATTCCGAAATCGATGAATCCGTCGCC